GCAAGAGCTTTTGTGCCAGATCCAAGAGCTGGACGGGGCCGAGAGGCAAGGCTGCAAGACGCAGATGGAAATGTTAACCAAAGGAGACTGATCAATGCCGGGGCATTACGGAAAAGGAATGGGCGCCAAGAAAAAAAAGATGGGCAAGTTGACAGCAAAGCAAAAGACCCTGCCGAAATCTCTGCAATCTAAAATTATGAAGTCTAAAAAGAAAGGCAAGTGATATGGCGAAGCCCGGCCTTTATACAAACATTCATAAAAAACGTAAGCGCATAGCAGCCCAAAAAGCAGCTGGCAAAAAGCCCGAGCGTATGCGTAAGCCTGGTGCTGAAGGCGCGCCGACAGCTAAAGCATTTAGGCAATCAGCAAAAACCGCTAAAAAGCGCAGAGCATAACTCAGTGCCTAACGCTTAGGCACTCGCCAGTGCCTAACCAGTGCCAGACTACATGTCATTAGGTGGAATATAGCGTCATGGGGTTGACCCATAAGTGTCTGTGATATATCACTTGAGGATATAGCAAGACGCTTTCGAGCAGGTTCGAATCCTGTCGCGCTCACCATTCTTTATGGTGTTAAGCCACTGAAAGCATTAGCTTTTGGTGGCTTATTTTTTTGTCTCAGTGCCTAGCCAGTGCCTAGACATACGCAAAAAGTCGCGAGAGTAACGGGATTATCCCTTGAACTTGACGGAATACGTCACTATATAAGTAGTGTAACGTCAAGAAAAGGAGATAGACCAATGACTAAATCACGCTTAGTACAATCAAGAAGGGTCGCTGAAAAACTCAACAAGCGCGTTTATCTTAATCCAGCGGAACAGCAAGTCGCCTTTGATGCGATGCAGAGCGTTTATCTGCATCTCAAAAACCGCATCACCATTAGAAGTGTGATAGATACCAACACTGACTGGGATAAAATACCAGATGATCTAATGGATGTTGGTGAAGATTTCCGTCCGATATTCAGTGACAACAAATATTGGCCTGACGACTTTGATTGGATTTTGGAGCTGCAAGAAATGCACAGAAACATTGCATCAAAGAAACCAAGAAAAAAGGTGGCGGCTTAACAGCCGCCCGGAAGGGAGATAGTCATGGACATTGATATCAAACCATACAAGTCGCGCGCTAAAAAAGGTCTAGCGTCGTTTTGCGTAGACACAAGATACCTAGTTGCAAGCGGCAAGCGCGAGTTCTTTCACACAAAGCTAGAGGCTGAGCGGCACGTCGATAAGATCAAGGCAGAGCTGACACCAAGCACAGCAGCTGCATGGGACTGGGACTTTGATATGCTGTACAGCAATTTCATAGCCCACATCACAAGCCAGCATGACAAGGGTGACATGACCACGTCATCAAAGTCAGAAAAAGAGCGCGATGCCAAATTGTTTGTCGGTCTTACTCTCGACGGTAAACCTGTCGGGCAAAGCAAGGTGCGTGATCTTACAACCGGGCATATGCGGTTGCAGATTGTTGAGCAACTGCGGGTCGGTCGGGCTAAAAAGACTGTCGATAATATCCTCGGTTCGCTTAGATACTTTATGAGCTACTCTATTGATTCTGGTTGCCGCAACAGCAATCCAATGACTGATGTAAAAGGCAAGGGCGACAAAGCAAAGCCGGCAAAAGAGATCAAGCAGATACAGCCTGACGTGATTAACGCAATCATTGATGCAATGCCTGTTCACTGGGCTTTGCGCGCTAGGTTTTCTGCGACTACTGGTCTGCGTCAGGGCGAGCTGCGCGCGCTGACTTGGGCTGACATTGACTGGGGCAAGCCTGGCTATGTTCACGTCAACAAAGCCGTAAAGCACAACAGCACTGAGGTTGGTGCGCCCAAAACTAAGCGTGGCATACGCAAGGTTCCGCTACACCCGGACGTAAAACAGTCTTTGCAAGAACTGTATTTGTTGCTCGGCAGACCAGCTGATGACGCGCTAGTCTTTACTGGTAGATTCGGTGACCCGCTCGGCACAAATGTATTTGCTAAGGTGCTGGGTAAGGCGTGTGAGCAAGCTGGCGTTGGACGCATCAGGTGGCACGATCTGCGCCACTACTATGCCAGCCGTTTGCTGCAAAAGTTCGGCGCTGACTGGTGGACAATAACTAACCTGATGGGCCACGCTAGCATCAGTACAACAAGCGATGTTTACGGCCATTGGCTCGACGATAAAGATCGTGACGATAAGATTGCTGACGGTATAGCGGAAGCGTTCTAATCACATCCTACTCTTGACAGAATCAACTGTCGCCCAACTGACATATCGGAAGGGCGACAGTTTTTTACCGCGAGCTGCATTGATATAAGTGCGTGTGTTTCGGGCGTTTTCCCGCGTTGCTTTAAATGGCTCAATATCCAGCACCTGGTGCCGCAACCATTGCAGCTCTAGCTTGAACTCTTCTAGCGTCATATCTATAGCGTTACGCATTGTCGTCCACCAGCCTTATGTTGAACTTATCATCGAGCGTGGTGCGGCTTACATAGATAGCTTTGCCGGATCGTATAGTCGGAACCCCGGCGTTTTCTATGAGGCGCCTGGCGCGCTTGTATGCGGCATGGCTATCGTCATTAAAAAGATAAATAGCTGCTTCCGGCAGCGTCATAAGATTTTTGTCATCCATTTTTCGGCTCATTAGCTATCAGTGAGAATGTGGCTACTTTTGGAAACTGACGCACATCAGTCTCGCCCGGTATGCGGCGCGTAATGCTGATGCCCAGCTCGACGCCGGCTTCGAAGATCATGGCGTGGATCTCATCACAGATTTCCCGTTGTTCATCTGTCATTGGGGCAAAGCGCCGTGTCTCTTCGTTGAACTCAGTACGAAACTGAATAAAGGCCGAGCTTTGATATTCGACCGGGTTGCCATCATCGTCAGCCATTGCAATGTCCTGACGCAATTTAAATTTACTTCTACTAAAACCTGGCATCATCTTTCTCCTGTGTTTAATTCGTCATAACGCTCTTGATAATAATCGTTGAGCAATGCGTTTAGCTCCCGGTCAGCTTCAACCAGCTGATCCCGTTTCTGTTTTGTTTTGCGCGACCACAACAATAATTTTACTTTTGTTGCGTCACGCAGGATTACCATTTGTTCATTGACCCACTGCGACCAGATGTCTGGATCAAATGGTATTTCTTGTACTGTTGGGGTTGCTGGCTTATCGGCTTTGGGTTCATCAATCTCATCTGCCTCGCGTTCATCAACAATCTTGTCGTTACGCTTGGCCTTGTCGATTTCGTTGTCTGACGCAAACTCGCCGCCATGTATGCCAAGGTTTGCCAGAGCGCGCCCGTAGGCGCTTGTCTCTGTATTTTCTATGCAAGCCATTTTGTTGACCGGGTTGCTGCCGCGCAGCTCTTCAGCCCAGCCGGTGGCAACGACAAATCCGTCACGCGATCTGATGGTTGCTTTGATTACAACGCGCTTACCATCATCAACAACTATGTCTGATTCCATGCCCAGCTGGTCGCCAATGTGCTTGCGAAACACCTCGACACGCTGTGCGACTTGTGTGTATTTACCGCCGCCTTTGACCGTGACCTGATCCATTTCAGCCACCGCCGATTGTATTTTTATTATGTCAATCATCTCTGTTCCTCAAAAACTCAGCACCAGCTGGTGTGATTTGCCACACAACCTCTTGCCGGTTACGTTCATTTGGTTGTCGCTCGCCACTATCTTGTGCGAGCCCCATGTTTTGCAGCTCGGTCAGGCGAGGCTTGACGCTGTAGAGCCAGGCGTTCATTTTGTCAGCAACCTGACTACCAGTTAGGCCAGACGGGGCTGCGGCGAGGCTTTGCAGGGCTTTGAGCCGTAGTCCCGTTACCTTTGGTGCGATAAACTCAGCGGCCATCCGCTCAGTATCTTTGGCGTTTTTGTGAACCATTGGTGGTTGTGTGAAATCAAACTCTGGCTGGCTCATCATGCCGGGCTCCACCAGTTCGAATCGACAAACAAAATTGTCAAAATGAAATAGACCATGGCCATGAGAATGAGCCAGACGATGGTATTCACGCCTTCTAGAATCCATTGTTTCATGCTATCCCCCATAATGTTCTGGCTTCAGCCAGATAGGTTTCGGGTTCAGACCAGCAGATATTCGACCAGTCCGGCGAGACTAAGCCCAGCAGCTCATCTTTTGTGCTTGCTGCGCGCAGTATATTTTCAGTGGTTTTGTGGTATTGCGTCGTGTGCCTGATGATGTCGGCCAGAAAATCATTACGCAGCTCTGGCGCATTGTCCGGGGTGAACACACGGTAGTCGGTGGCATTGGCATAGACTAGGAATGGCGGCTGATGGCCGTTCAGCTGCCAGAACCCGGCACACTGGAACACATTGTTCATATCGAACATGCCGCTCAGTGAGCTGGGCAAGGTGCCTGTTTGCCAGCCAGACTTTGACCTGGCACTTGGCCGTGACCATTTTGTCTTCAGATCACCGCGCCGGTTATAATCTGGCTTGGTGAAATAGGGCAGAGCGAGGCCGGGAAAAGTATCTTTAAGGTCGATTTCACCCAGGATGCGGTTGTCGCTAGCCATAGCTTCGCTCAAGCCCATCACAGCGTGTTCGGCCACCAGCGGCAGCTCTTCTAAATACTTTTCTTTTTTGGCCTCATCTAGCTCATCGACAGGCTTATATTCCTGCATTTGCTCGATGCCGGCACGGGTAGCCTCAGCCATGTCAAGCGTCTTGCCGTCTTTGTCCATGACAAGGCGCAGATCGCACACTGTTTGAACGGCAACGCCGCCTTTCATATTGGCGCTACCACGCCCGTCACGCAGCCTATGCAGCGTGTCTTTGGCAATCAACTTGTCTTTGTCTGAAGCGCTTTTATCGTACAGCGTGTTAAAAGCTGCATCGATTAGCGGTCGGATGTGGGATTTTTCAAAAAGATCTTTGGCTCGATCTTTGGATCTTTGATTTGAGTGATGTCTGTATTGATGGCGTAATGCCCACGCCGGCACGTCATGTTTCATTGCGTCATATCCTCTCACTTGTGAGGATATGCGTATCAGTTGCGACGGATTACGTCAAGCCTACTTGTCGTATACTATCTCAACACCACGCAATTCGGGTCTGAATGATACAGCCACGCGGCTTGTTGCCCAGATCAATTTTTGATTCGTAAGACGTTTGCCAATGTATTTATTGTCGATTGTGTATAGGCCATCTGGCTCTGGATATAGGAAACCGGCAACGATTTGTTGTGGGTCATCGTCATCCTCAAACGGTATTGGGTTTTCCAACAAGCAATATGCCCAATTCATGATCGCTTTTTGGCCAATATATTTTTGTGTAATTGGTGAAAGGCATACATATTCAACAGCTGATGCCCAGTCATCCCAAATGCCGTGGTAATCACTATCCTTACTCCAAATTATCGCGGCAGTGTCACTTGCAAGAGTTGAACCATAGACCTTGCCCTTGCGCGCTGTTAAAAAATTTCTTTTTACTTTTTTGTCAGTTCTTAATGTACACTCAGCAATAATTGGTACGGGTGCGGCTTGAAACAACACATCATACGCTGTGCATCCAAGGATGTGCGCGTAATCTTCAGCCAGAGATAACGTCATGCCGATCTTGCCAGAAATGTGGCGTGACACTGTTTCTGGGGCTATGCCGCCGTTGGGCATGGATGCGCCGCACTCTTTTCTAGTCATGCCGGCGCGCTTGATACATTCTTCAAGATTGTTTGGCATAATCATCATTGTATCACCTTGTCCGTTTCCGTTAAATAGGATTTATTTAGTTAAGCCTCTGGACGGATTATGTCAAGTCATGTAATTAATGACGTATGATATTAGACACATTTCGCAGACAAAAGGGCTGGTCATACAGCGAGCTGGCCAGGCAAGTTGATGCCAGCCATGCAACTGTGGCGCGCCGCTGGTGCTTACCGTTTGACCACAAAGACCGGCTGATACCCAACGAGCTTTTCATGGATCGCATCGTTCTGTTGAGCAACGGAGAGGTCATGCCGAATGACTTTTATCTACGGCGTGACTGAGGATGAGCTGCAAAAACAAGTAGCCAGCTGGCTGCACTATGCGCTGCCGCCCGGTTGTATCTTTCATCACAGCCCGAATGAAGGCACACGCCATGTGGCGTTTAAGCAAAAGCTCAAGCTGATGGGAACCAAGTTTGGCTGGCCGGATCTTGAGATATTTGTGCCGGGGGATGAAAGCAAGATTGGATGTAGCACGTCGGTGTTTATAGAGCTAAAGCGTTCTAAAGGCGGCAAGCTCACACCAAACCAGGAAGAGATGCGGAGCCGGCTGTTACTGGCCGGCTGCCAC